TGTATGCGAGGAGATACGAGTGACAATGTTTTCAGTGCTTATCCTGGTGTAAGAACAAAAGGCACAAGAAACAAAGTAGGACTAATAGAGGCATTCGAAGATAGGCAGACTAAAGGTTTTAATTGGAATAATCTTATGTTACAACGTTGGACTGATCATGATGGTAACGAACATCGTGTACTAGATGATTACAACAGAAATGTAACACTATGTGATCTTTCTGCTCAGCCTGGCAACATTAGATCTATTATTAATGATGTTGTTGAAGATGCAATGGAACCAAAGAAAGTTTCGCAAGTGGGGTTACACCTTATGAAATTCTGTGCAAAACACGATATGCAAAGAATCGCTGATAACGTACAACAATATGCAGAGGCTTTAAATGCAAAATACGCATAAAGGAGGTAATATGACAATTAAAGCAAAACCGATACTAAAGAACAAGTTCTGGATTATCGAATCGGACGGTGAAAGAATTGGTACATTATCTAAACAAGAAGATAAAAGATACATGTACAGTTGTGCAACCGGGACAGAATATTTTTCAGATACAAAATCATTTAACAGTTACATTGGAGGAGTAAGTTGGGACAAAGCATCTATTTCTGATGCAGGTTCTGTAAACAAAGAGATACATGGATTTTCAACTTCGACTACACCATTTAATGTAATGTACAATGTGCAAAAGAAACTTCCACTTTTTACAAAGAGCAAAAAGAGTAAAAGTTTATATTGTGCAGGATATTATATAATTAGATTCGACAAAGGCTGGGTAAGAAGTTTTTGTCCTAAATTAGTAACTCTTGAATCATATCCTTACAAAGGACCTTTTAAAACAGAGTTTACTATGCGACAGGAGTTATCAAATGCAAACAAACGAAGCAATTAATATTATTCCTATACAAAAGTATATTCAACAAGTTAAAGTAGCAGATGCAGGTCAACACAAAGAAATACGTATGACTATGCAAGAAGCAAAGAATTTAATGTATGCTTTAAGTACTGTAATGGCTAATCAACAGGGTAGATTAGAACAATTAATTATAGATAATAAAGGTAATGCCGATGAAGTTGTAACTGTTACAATGGACGGCGGTACAGGCTGGAAATAAAACACACACTTTACCTCTAAAAAGAGATAAATATATGCGTAGTTATTTAAAAAGGATACGCATATGAGTAGACCAAAACCTACTGTTATTTTAGAACACGTTGATAAAGCATCGTATAAATGCGAACAAGTATTAAAAGCTGAAGCAATTTGGGCTGTCTTTTATCAAGGTGCTCCATTTAATTTAAAAACATCAAATGCTATAACAAACTATCCAGGACCTAAATATAAAAAGGTATCATTTTCAAATCCGGGACATGCACACAATCTTGCAAAGAAATTGAATGACATGTTTAACACCAAAGACTTTGAAGTGTATAAGTTGACACAAGGTGAAATGGTTACTGATGAATGAACTGGAAAGAAACATACACTAAAATCTTCCTTAAACAAGCAGATATAGCGATTAGTGAAGCAACGTTGAAGCAGTACATGCCAGTATGGTGGCAAAATACTCGCGGAAAAAGCACTGGTGGTTTAAGGCTAACCGATGATGGCTTCGACTTTTTACTTGAAAAGTTGGATCTTCAGATGTATGAAATACCCTTTCCAAAAGATTTCACTATGACTACACAAACGGTGATCTTCCTAGATCAATTCATCAACTGCCCGTATTATCTATCTCCAAGAAGCATATACGTAACGGACGAAAAGAAGTCAATGGAACTGCATCTTTTTTCCGGAGATCTGCGGAAATATGGACTGGTCAAAGCAATAGAACGACAAAAAAATTAACATTTTGGCAAAAAAGAGGTTGACTTTTATCTAAGTGATGCTATACTGTATGTATAGTTAGAAATAGGCACTGACTTAGAAAAAGGAGTACAAAATGGATAATATCGCACTTAGAACAGTTTCACCGAATGGCGCAAAAAGAAGCATTCGTAGAGCGTTCAAAAAACAAAGACCAATCTTTATTTGGGGACCTCCAGGTATTGGTAAATCAGAAGTAGTTCATCAAATTGGTGATGAATACAAGAAATCATTAGTAATTGACATTCGATTGTCATTATGGGAACCTACAGACATCAAGGGTATTCCATACTTTGACGCAGTACAGGGTAGAATGGTATGGGCACCACCGGTAGAACTTCCGGATGCCGAGACTGCTAAAAAGTACGATATCATTATCCTGTTTATGGACGAAATGAATTCTGCTCCGCCAGCAGTACAGGCGGCGGCATATCAGTTGATTCTTAACCGTAGGGTTGGAACTTACCACTTGCCAAAAAACGTTGTAATCGTTGCGGCAGGTAACAGAGAAGCTGACAAAGGCGTTACTTATAGAATGCCTGCTCCGTTGGCAAACAGATTTGTACACTTGGAACTATCAGTTAATTTTGATGATTGGTTTCAGTGGGCAGTAACAAATGACATCCACGAAGATGTTGTAGGTTATTTGACATTTGCAAAGAAAGACTTGTATGACTTTGATCCTAAGAGTCCTAGTCGTTCTTTTGCAACACCTCGTTCTTGGTCATTCGTTTCCGAGTTACTCGAAGACGATGATGACGAGAACACCACTACCGATTTGGTAAGTGGTGCAGTCGGCGAAGGACTTGCCGTAAAGTTCATGGCGCATCGTAAGGTTGCTTCGAAACTTCCGGATCCAATTGACATTCTAAATGGCAAGGTGAAGGAAATTGAGACCAAAGAAATCAGTGCCATGTATTCCTTAACGGTCTCACTTTGTTATGAACTGAAGGACGCTTGTGATAAAAATGATAAAAAGTTCGACGATAAAGTCAACAACTTTTTACGTTTTGCAATGGACAATTTTGACACTGAATTGGTTGTTATGGGTATCAAGTTAGCCCTCACTCAATACTCACTTCCAATTGATCCTGATGAGGTCGAGTGTTTTGATGAGTTCCACAATCGTTTCGGCAAGTACATTCAAGCCGCACAGAGTGCCTAAGGCACAAGGAGTTTGGACGTCTCCTTCAAAAAAACGTCCATTTTCTCTTGACAAACTAGAGAAATTATGTTATATTAAATACATAATAAGGCACTGAAGGAGAGGCAACATGAGTATTGATACAAAAGGTTTTGAACCAAATCCAGACATAACAGAAGAAGAACTATTGGCTATGCGAGCTGACGTGGCTGATAGAATCATTGTAGCAAGAGTAGGTTTGCTTCTTAGACATCCGTTTTTTGGCAATATGGCCACTAGACTGAGAGTACAACACTGTGATGATTGGTGTCCTACTGCCGCTACAGATGGCAGAAATCTATACTACAATACACAATTTTTTAATGCACTTTCTAACAAAGAAATAGAATTTGTTATTGCACATGAGATACTTCATTGTGTATTTGACCATATTATTAGACGTGAAGATAGAGATGCGGTAATTTATAACATCGCTTGTGATTATATTGTTAACAATACATTGGTTCGTGACAGTATTGGTGAGCCAGTAAAAATGATTCAGATATTCCAAGATTTCAAATATGACGGTTGGACTTCAGAGGAAGTCTATGATGAGATTCATAAAAAAGCTGAAGAGAACGGTAAGAAGTTTTTAGAGCAAATGGGTGAACTTCTTGATGAACATATTGATTGGGAGAAATCACCAAAAGAAGGTAAAGGCAAAAGCAAAAAAGGTAAAGGTAAAGGAAACAATAGGCCAACATATACAAAAGAAGAGCTTGGTAAAATTAGAGATGAAATCAAAGAAAATATGATTTCTGCGGCACAGGCGGCTGGTGCAGGTAATGTTCCAGGTGAGATCGAAAGAATGATCAAACAACTAACTGAGCCTAAAATGAACTGGCGTGAAATACTTAGACAACAGATTCAAGCTACAATTAGAAGTGATTATACGTTTAGCCGTCCTAGCAGAAAAGGTTGGCATACAGGTGTAGTTCTTCCTGGCATGAACTTTGATCAACAAATTGATGCCGCAATTGGTATTGATATGAGTGGATCAATTGGTAATGATCAGGCAAGTGTGTTCTTAACAGAAGTTAAGAGCATAATGGATGAATTCAAAGAGTACAACTTGAAGATCTGGTGTTTTGATACAAAGGTTTATAACGAACAAGACTTTTCATCTACAGAAGGCGACGATATTACCGATTACAAAATCATGGGAGGCGGTGGAACCGATTTCATGTGTAACTGGTCTTATATGAAAGATAATGACATTGTTCCTAAAAAGTTCATTATGTTTACAGACGGATATCCTTGGGATAGCTGGGGTGAAGAAGATTACTGTGAAACTGTTTTTGTTATCCACGGTAATCATGATAGAAGTTTATTAGCACCATTTGGTACTACTGCACACTATGAGGATGCCGCTTAAACATGAATTTAAAAGGAAAAATTTCTGCCCAAGACTTTTTCGAGATAAGGAGATTGAAATATAAAGCTCGACATCTTGCAGTAATTGACTTACCGAGTCAATATAATCTGGAAGATGCTCTTGAAAAATGGATAGAAAACAACCTCAAAAAACGTTATTATCTTAATAAAACCGTGGGCTTGACTAAAGCAAACAAGGTAGAACAGGTTATGAGAGTGGGTTTTGAAGACCCAAAAGAGCTGTCATATTTCGTTTTGGCGTGTCCACTTTTAAAATACAAGTAAATATAATGTGCATATATAACTAAGAAGGAGTATATAATATGTCGACAGAACAAACTAAAGCACCAGAAGCTCAACCAGCGGCACAGCCACAAGCTGGAGCACCGGTTGAATTGACAGTGCAAGATCTTGGAGTACTAAGATCGATTATTGACGTTGCATCACAAAGAGGTGCATTCAAAGCCAACGAAATGGAAGCAGTTGGCAAAACATACAACAAGCTGGACACTTTCTTACAGCAGGTTCAAAAGGCTGAAGAAGAAGCTAAAAAGACAAACGAAGCCAATAAGGAAGAGTCTAAAGGAGACAAGTAATGGCGGAGATTAAACACGTAGGAAGATTCAAAGAAAATCAACGAAAATTAGTAGTTGCTTACAGAGTCATTCCTGGAGACGCAGAAGCAAAATCTGCATTAGTCATTGATACTGCATCTTTA